TCAATAATTACGAATAATCAGCTCCTCAAATTGCTGGCCTGGAGCAAGATTGTTTGACCGGCTGACCTCCTCAATACGAGAATCCGTATAAAGGTTACGGATAAAATCATCGTTGTTATAAGACAGTATAAACTTGCCTTTAATGCCAATTAAAACCTCTTTTAGACGATGGTGATCCGCCTCTGTAAAGTCCGTATCATAATACCGCTCTGTCCCGTGGTAGGGTGGATCCAAATAAAACAACGCATCTGGACGATCATATACCTTGATAAGGTCTGCAAAATCCTTACGCTCAATCACCACACGGGACAAACGCTTGCTGACCTGCGTAAGATAGTCCACCGCTCTATCTAAATTGCGCGGCGTGCATCCAAACGTCCGGCATTCAGCGCCAAAGCTCTCCTTAATTAAAACAAAGTAGAGCGCCGCTCTCTGAATATCCGTTGCCGCCCAGGTCGGAGCAGCTTGACGGTAAACCTGAAACACCTCACGCGAGTTGAGAACAAGCTGCAGCTCCTCTTGGAGGGCATTGGGGTGGTATTTGACCACGCGAAAAAGGTTGACCAGTTGTCCATCGGCGTCATTGTACACCTCCATCGGTGCGTGTCGATCGCGCGCAAATAATACCCATCCGGCACCTCCAAATACCTCTATGTACCGGCCAAACGAGTCCGGGAATCGATCTATTATTTTGTTACGTAGGAGTTTTTTACCACCAACACGAGAAATAAAACTATCCATTAATTACCATATCCTCCTTTAAATAGCGATACCCCCCGCCAGATTTGGCGGGGGGTATCTTGATGTCAATATTTATCACATTTTTGCGCGTTGTGTTTTATGCGATCGCGCTCCTCTGCACGCTTTGCGTTGTTGAATCGCTCGACGGTCCCGACCAGATACCCAGTGATCCTGCGGATGCGGTCAAACGGCACGCCTGCGCCGACCTGCCCTGCCTTATTGGCTATCATCATACTGTATGCCTCCCTAAAACTCACTCAGAAGCTTTGCGGCAACCTTGCTGCCGATCAGCCGCCTCCCAGCCTCATTGGGGTGTGTCCCGTCTGTGGTGGAGAAGTAGTGCAACCTGTTAAGCTTGTTGATCCCCAACGTGTAATACAGCTCCAGCGCAGGCGTCTTGTATGCCTTGGCAACACTGGCTAAACCATCGACAAAGTCGTAAAAGTGGCGGTTGCCAAACATCTTATCATCGCTGTCGGCGCCGTCATCCCACCAGCGATATATAGGCGTGATCAATAAGACCTTGAGCTGCGGATATGCACCCCAAAGCGCCTCTAACGCATGGCGACAGGCCCCCAAATAGGTCGTTATGTCCTTGGGATTGTCCGCATTGTCCAGCGGCACCCCGCCCTGAATGTCGTTGGTGCCGTACATAATGGTCACATAGTCTACTCTGCCCCAGTCGATGGCCTTGAGCATCGCCACGCGGTCGGCGGCATAGCTGCCGGTGTGGCCAATCGCGGCCTCCTGCAGCGTGTAGTCCTTAAATGCGATCGAGTCCGCCAGCTTATGTGCGCAAAATGCATCATAATACTGGTCCGGATGCTGCGACATACGGCAGCCCTCCATGCCGATATTATGGACCGTCATGCCCGTCAGCTGGGCGATCATGGTCGGATAGTCGGTCGGCGGCGCAAACATGCCGGTAATGCTGTCGCCCATGCAAACCAGTGTCTTGCCTGCCAATCGGGAGACAGGCGGGTCCGGTAAGGTGACATTGCCGTCCTCCGATGGCTGTATGCCATTGATGGTAAATACGTTGGACACGGGCTTAGAGTACCAGACCGTACAGGCCGGGGTAGACTCAAAGTTAACCGGCGATGGCACGTCCACCAGCACAATCTCGCTTGCAAACGTGCCTTGGTGGTCATAGATCGGCGTGTGGGCCGTGCCTGCATCCGCATAGTTAATGTACAAGTCGTTAAACCTAAATTGATACCCGGCGACAAGCTCTGCCGTGACGTTGCCGGGGTAATACTCCAGCATTACGTCCGCCGAGCTGGCTGTAAACTCATAGCCATGCAGACCGGCAGAAGAAATACGTGTCGGGGCCATGATCTGATCGCCTTTGCTGCCGTTGGTCGATTCGGTCATTAAGAATTGGCCGTACATCATGGTAGCCGTGGTTGATCCGGGTTTTAGGCCGGTTGTGTCGATGTAGATTTTGTACCGTTTGCCGATTTCAAGCCCCTTGAAAATCGTCTGCACAAACACACTGAACCATTGGGATGCCGTGCTGCTCAGAGTAAACTCATAATAGCCTTTAGACTTGTCCTCCGTGATGCCGCCAGAGTAGGTGCGGGACTGTGTATCCATATCCTTAATTGTGTCGGAGTACGCGTGATAGGCGCAGCTCGCCGCCTCTGACTTAAGTTTTAGCTCGCCATACTGGGAGATATTAAACTGACATGGCGTGGTACCAAACTCTCGCCATGTATCGCTGGCCTTGACATCCTCTAGTATCTGCGCGCACTGCACCACGGCTGCGGCTGCGGCCTGCTCCGACTCTCCGGCCCGGCCCGCTGCGGCCTCTGCGTCGTCTCGCGCCGTCAAGATGTGACCTTCATAAACCTCAAATTCCGATGGTAAAATTGAGATTTCAAGAGCCGAGTTTACGCTTGATTTTGCATACAATGTAAGACACTCGGATTTTTTCGCGCGTCCGTCTGGTGCCACCGCCCGGAGCTGCGCATTGATGCAACCCCCTTGTGGTATGTATGACTGCAGCACAGGGATTGACAGCAGCAAATTGCCGTCTTGTTCTCGCGCATCAACCGCCCAAATGTCAAGGCGACCATTGGTTTTTACATCCGCAAAAAACGACCATCCGGCGTACTCTGCGCCGGTCATCTGTATCTGTAGGGTGCAGACCTTATTTTCCCCGGCATATCCGAGGACCAGATCGCCCGGCTGCGCGGTAAATGTCCAATTGCTGTTTAAGGTGATCATACAACCCCTCCATTCACAGAGGCCCCGCCGTGTGGCGGGGCCTCTGTGCTGTTATCAGGCCTGTTGGCCATCCTTGATCCGGATAATCGCCTCGTACGCTCCATTGGACGCCAGGCTGACCAGCGCCGCATTGAGCGGGACGAGAGCCCATACGGTCCACGGCTGCATCCAGCCACCCGTGGCCGCCGTCGTGATCACCAGCAGCACAGCGGCAATAATGTAGGACAGCCACTGCGTCGGCAGCTTGGCGGTAACGCCCTTGAGCAGCTGCGTCAAGAGGCCGGTGCAGGCTGCGACGCCCGCAAAAGTAGCAAGAATCTCCCAAGTTAAAAAGCTATTTAAACTCATTTTGAACCCTCCATTAAACTATCTTAAACTCGAACCTTAGTGAACCCGCAGAATCATCTTGATCCGGCAGGTGCGTGTAAATCCCCGTGCTACTTCTGGCCTTATTAATTGCAACGATATTGGCGCGCCAGTTGCCGTTGTAGGGATAGGGCGGGCAGACCGTCACAACATCCTTGGTGCCAGGATAGATCACGGGCTTATCTACACAGTACATCTCTACTGTGTAGCAGTCGCCATGTCGACGCACGACGCCCATTGTGGTGTCAATCCCGATGGCCATCAGGCCCCGCACGCGCTGTTTCAGCGCTGCAAACTCATCGGGATTGTCCACGTAATACTTGGGGCAGTGCTTGCCTGTCACATCATAATGGCGGATGATGTCGCGCAGCGGATCAAGCTTGTAGCGCTTGCAGAGATCAGCACAGAGGACGGCCAGAGACCGTTCCGCCGCCGCCGTAAACTTGCCGTCCGCTGCCGGATGGCAACACTCAATGCTGATGCTGTACGGGTTGGCCTGGTTGGTCGCGTAGCTGATCTCCGTCTCTGGGATACACTGGATAACCGCGCCATAGAGGCCGATTATGTAATGAGACGACGCGTAGATGAGCTGACCGGCGTCATTACGTTTGCCCGATTTAAGACCCTCGAAATAATTACGATTTCCTCGTGCCGTGCTGCCCGGATTACCTACATAATGTACGGCAATCTTGGTTACCTTGCCAAGCTTGATGCCCGGGCGGCTGTAGGGGTTAACCGTGAGGAAAGACTGCTCAATATCCATCTTAGACTACCTCCGTAAAATACTGTCCTACGAGCTCGTGCGGCAGGTATTGCAGGTTGATCTTGCCGCCCTTTGCCTCGCCGGTACGCTGGCACAGGTATAGCTTGCCGTCCTCCGGATCGGAGTAATACAGGCCGTAGATGTACTCCATGCCCCGTGCGGCGGGGATAGGATCGTCTTGCGTACCAGCGTGGGAGACATCGATGATCTCCCATATAGCCTGTGCAACATCTGGCGTCCAATCGGCCTGCGTGGTGTGTCCCTGACCGTCCCTTACCTTATATAGCTTGCCGGTCGGCGGAAAGTACCGGCGGTCACCGGGGACGACAACCTCGCCCGGTCTCCAGTGCGGATACAGGGACGGGGCCTGTGCTGCCACCTCGTCCGGCGCGTACGACGCCAAGCGCTCGATATTGGCGCGGGCAGCTGCGGCGAGCTGCGGCGTGATCTCTGCCGGAGCCGCACCGAGGATCGTCGCTACTGCGGCAGCCTGTGTCTCTGCGTCAGCCATGAGCTGCGCCTCTCTCGCGCTGATCTCCTTGACCATCTCCACGGCAACCTGCCCGCCCTCATATGTCGAGCGGACAAAGAGGGTATAGCCCTCCAAGGGCTTGCCCGCGTCGGTTATGGCCATGTACCGCGTCTTGTCGGAGTTTGCAAAGATCGCACGTAGCTCTTGATCTGTGTAGTCCAGTGCGGCAAACATAATGCGCACACCGGAGCGGTATACACCCATATAGGACTGGCTGGCGCTGGATACGCCGGTGCAGGACAGCTGCGTGCCGTCTGCCATTATCAATGTCATTGTATCGCCTCCTGTTGTGTTGATATCTTGAGCGGGCAACGGCGGGAAGGTCACAGAATGCGGAAAACCTGCCTGCTGCGGAACATCCCGCAACGCCTGCTTATACTCCTGCCACACGGCCTGCGCTGGCTCATCCATTGCCGCCCAATTGGATGGATTGCAGTAGATCAGATCGCAATCATTGAGCAGCTTGTCCCGGTACGCCCTGACCTTGTCTGCCTCCTGTGCGCGCTCGTAAGCTTTGGCGCGCTGGAGCCATGTGTCATAGTCATCGGCTATTTGCGCCGCTGTGTTGGCGATGACGCGCACCGGCAGAGTATACTGATCGTAGGTCCAGACGGTGACCGCCGCGCCAGTGGAACCGTTGATCTCGCTGCTCTCGGTTACATCGACGCAAAAGATTGCCGTGTTGCCGCTGATCTCGACGCTGGAGGGCGGCGGAGTTAAACTTGTAATTCTCATGATGCATCAACCTCCTTGTGGGGTGTAGGACAGATATGCAGTAATATTGGACGAAGTGTTGATATCTCGTTCAAATGAGATTTCAAATATGCCTGATTCGCTATTGGAATAATGTCCTGTTGAAGGGTACGTGTTGTAGTTTGACGTTGAGCAATAAAAGATATCATGAAATTGTCCACTCGCGTCTACGGTTTCAATCGGGAACATCCCATACGCGTTGGAAGGTTGCATCTTGTTAATATAACCACCGTTTAGGCTCGGCGAACGAACATTTCCGTCTGAGCCAGTATACGGCGCATGGATGTTGTAATAATAAATACCACCGCTCGCTCTCCAACCTTTACAGTATTTTGCTTTGTTCCCCCAAAAGTTTTCGATACCCAAAAACTTAACACCCTCGTCCCTTGTTTGAGACCCCCAACAAAGACCTTTTTTATTCATAGTTCCGGTAATAAGACCATTGTTACTCCCTTTTCCCAATAATGCCTGCGAATCCAAACCGCAAAACATCATTATAAACATTGCTTGCAAAAATGTACGTTTGCACCATTCTTGCTGTTGATACCCGCTCCCGTTTACAGTCGCAGCAGTATTGCATTCACCTATCAGTTTTCCGGTCGTAGATTGCGCTCCGCTTAATGATCTCAATCTGTCGCTATATATGACACCCTCATATGCGGCCATATACATTGTAGACTGGATCACACCGGCCTCTGACGCGAAAGCGTTTGCACAATAGGTATCGTCAGGAGGCGCCAACGAGAATTTACATCCGATATATTTTTTGCCGTCTGGAGCAGTTTCGGAATAAAACTTGTAGTAGACCAAGGGAAACTCCACCATTACATCCCCATCGTCTCCTGATGTGATGTCAGCAGCAGTCCCGTCGCTACGTTTGCTGTAGTCGTTTGGGTCGAGATAGTACTGCACTATCCCATTTTTTAGTAAACAGGGTCGAATGTTTTTAAAGAGCCACGAGTCGCCCCATGATCCAAAGTCAAAGGTTTCACCCATCGAGGCTGGGAGCCAATTCACCGCGCCGTCCGTATACTCAATTGCGCCGGTTGATGTGCCCATCCGCCATCCGATTACATCCGGCTCTGTGGTCATGGTAATTGTCTCAGTTTGCACCTGCCCACCCTCTGCTGTGACCAGCGCTGCCCCGCCATAATACCGGCTGGGATAATCCAGCAGAATCACGTAGTAGGTATGATTTTCCAAGACGCCAAACTCAGCGTTACCGAGTGCGTCCAATGGCTTGATGAAATCTGCGCCCAACTGCTCGTTACGGATGCGGACGCGCGTATTCCCTACACTACCACCATCCGACGTATTAACGTGGATGATAAGCGTGGAGGCGTAATCTTTGGCCGCCAAGCGCCGGAATACATCATCCGGCACCGCGTCAGGACCAAGCCCGTACAGCGCCGCTGTATCATCCTTGAGCAACGTCGCCTTATTGACCGGCGTGCCCGTCTCTGTCGGCCTGTCCGCCCGTGTCATGTCATAAGTATTGCTTTGTCCGGACACGGGTGTGAGCTTAACTCGGCCTGGATATCTTGGTACTCTATCCTTCATGTCGCTATACCTCCCCTGCGTACAGGTCACCGCTGTAATACCACGCTGCGGTCATGCGGTCGACCCAGACGCCAATTGTATGCAGGTCCCACTCCCACGCGTTGACCTGCCCTGAATCAAGTGTGCTGTTGTACGCAATCTCCCGCCAGTCCGGCAACCGGCAGAACACATCCTGCAGCGCGCAGATATTGCGCCGGATGCGGTCGATCTCCAATTGAGACAGCGGAGTGTCCCGCGTCCAATCCGTCCACGGGCTATCGATTGTGTATCCGTACCTGCTCAGGAGCTCCTGCAGCTCCCGAATCGCCGTCTCGATGCGGTTAAGATCGGCATAGCTGTACGACTCCTGGTCTGTGTGATCCCAATTAAGATCAGGCACTCCCAACCACCTCCACGCCAGATATATATCCGCCGGTCAGATCGATGTCCATGGATGTAACCATCCCGGTCAGCGCCCTGCCGGACGGCTGCTCGATCCGCACCTTGTTGCCCGGCTGCCACGGGCCGGGGAAGAGATCGCCCCGCTCCACGACCCGCTGCTGGTAGTGGTCATATACGCGCTGCGCCATGGCCTGCGCGTCTGCCATCAGAGTGCAGTCCTCCACGGTCATGACATTGGGCCGGGTATTGGCGGGCAAATTGGCCATGTATACGCTGCCGACGAGGCTCGTCTGGTCCTCGTAGGTCTTGCCGGTCAGCGTCCCCTTGCCCGCCGTTGTAACGGTCAGGCGCGCCCAGTTGGCCCCCTGCTCCGCGATCGTTGCCCCCGTACAGGATAGACCTGTCGCGGGGGAGGAGAACTTGACCAACCTATCGCCCGTCTGGCAGTCCTCCGCAAACAGCTCGCCCACATCCGCCGCGAGGCTGTAATTGTGGACATATACCTCGACGCCGGTCACCAGCTCGCGTTGCGTGAGATTGTGGCCGATCACCTTATCGTCCGGCATGATCGTATCCGAGACGCTGGTCGACGGCGGAAAGATGCGTATCCGATCGCCCCGTGCGCAGGAGACCAACGCCCCGGTGGCAAACGCCGCCTGCTGCAGCGCCTCCCGATGCGTGCAGATCGGGAGGTATCCTTTGAGGATGACGTCCGCGAGTGCCGGGTCAAGGTCATACATGTCCACGGCATTAGCCGACGCCATGATCTCGCGCACCAGGTCACCCATCGTGACGCTGTCAAGCCACAGGCCGCCCATGTACTCCGTGCCGTCTATGACGCCCATCAGGTCCGTGCAGGTGGTATCTGTGACGTTGCCGTCGGTCACGGCCTCCTGCAGGTAGTAGGTGCCGATATCCACCTCTCTGCCATCAATCTCCGAGGTGACGATCATCTCTTGTCTCTGTTGGAAGGCCCGGTACGCACCACTCAAATTAAGCATGTCAAACTCGCCACCCGGCGAGTAAAACCGGTAATACAGCATGTTGATCCGCAACTCGGCGGAGAGCGGATCGACCTCCTCAACCACGTTGGCGCTAATCAGATCGTCGTCGCCAAACATCTTGAGTACGCCGTACCGGATGCCGGACATCTTGAGGTAATGATACGGCTTGTTGGTCGCCTTAAACGTGATGACTATCTTGTAGTAATCCTCCACCAGCGGGCCGTAGGTGGCGTTGGCAGAGGTCGGCGCAAAGTCCTCCTCGTGCAGCACCGCGCCGCTCTGGTCGTACCAGGCGATGTGCATCTCGCTGGCCCACTCGTTGACCACCGCATCAAAGATCAGCGTCAGCCCCACAGAGGTGTGAGGCTGTGAAAAGGTGATGATCAGCTTGGATGGCGTGGTAAACCTGCCGTCCGGCCCGCTCATGGAGTTGGACCACCAGCCCATAAACTCGCGGGCCGGTGAGTCAGGAAACAAGGTGCGGCTCCCGTCAAGCGGGATGCCGTCCCCCTCCAGCGTGGCCCATGGCTTGAGCGTCCCGGCCTCATCATGCAGCTGGTAGAGGTCGATCCACGGCTTGCTATCCGGGGCGGACAATGTGGCGTCGTCCACAGCTGTTACGTCCATGAGCCGGAATGATATCCTGCAGTCCGTCCTCATCGTCCATCCTCCAGCGGCAGCACACCGGTCACATTGAGCGCCAGCCCATCCCAGCGCCGGGTGCCGTCCGGCTCCAGAAATACCAGGGCGTCGTTGCCGAGCTCCACGCGGGCGTCCAGCGTCACGTCGTCTTGACCATCCGGCACCGTAATGGATACGGACTCTGCGCTGGTGGCCAGAGCGGCGCGCAGAGCGTCATAATCCGCCTGTGACAGGCTGCCCAGGGTGATGGAGTAGGTGCGGTATCGTGCACGCAGCTCGCTGCGCCTCCTGCCGCTCTCCGCCACCAGATCATACTTGTAATCACGCCGCTCCCCGCGCTTGAGGTCTGAGACCTCCGCGCCGTGGAATGACTGCCCGTTGATCTTGATCACACTGTGGTCCCTCCCTTGATAAGCTTGTCGCCGCGCCGCTTGCGCTCCGTCTCGATGTACGGATACATGTACCGTACGAGGGCGGCCATGTCCCCCTTGACATTGATCGTCGGCGTCGTCTCCACATACTCGTGATAGTAGGTGGACTGCTGCGGCTGTAGTGTTGCAGCGGACGGAATGTTAGCTTTTGCGGCTGCTGCGGTCGACAGGTCCATAATCTCACTGTTGACTGCGCTGCGCATCTTGGCCATCACGTCTGGTAATGTCCGCTCAAACCCCACTCCCACGCCTTGGGCCATTGGCGCTCCGACCAGATCGCGGGTTTTACCGGCTGGGGAGCGGATATCCGCCTCCTCACGCATGGCATTGATCGCCTGGCGCACGATCCTGGCCGCCGCGTCCGACAATGCGCCGGACTTGGAGTACATGCCATCGATCATGCCCTGGATGCTGTCCTGGCCGATGCCGGTGAGTGTGCTGGGCACGCTGGCCAGCGCCGCGTCGAGTTTGCCTGCAAAATCCTTGTTGAGCGTGTCGAGCTGAGACTTGTAAAACTGCTCGGCGACGCCCTTGGCAAGGTCCTGTTGCTTTTGCCACGCGGCCATGTAAGACCCGAACGAGTCAGACGGCAGCGCAAGCAGCGACTGCGCAAATTTGGTGGCCTCCTCGACGCCGAGGGCCGTGACCTGCTCCATAAAGCCCTCTGGCAGCGTGCGCATCTGCAGCTGTGAGAGGGCCTTGTCGTACTCACGGATCGCGTCAATGTGCTCGTCGAGGTTGGACAGGATCAAGTCACCCGTCTCGTCGTCAATCTCAAATAAACTCCCAAACCCGGACAGCTTGCCCTGCATGCTCTCCTGCTGCTTGACAATCTCGTCATGCGCTGCGTTGAACTCGTTTGTGATCTCTGTAACGCGGTCCTTGGTAATCTGCAGCGCCTCATCGTAACCATCCTCAAGCGCGGCCTTGTAGGCGTCTGTGACCTCTTTGCCTGCGTCCTCATAAGCCTTTTTTTGGGCTTTTGCATTATCCTTGATGACGTCAATCTCTTTTTGGAGTGTGGCCTTTTGGGCCTTGCTGACTTTGCCCATCTGCCGCTCTTTGGCCTCGACCATTGAGGCGGTCTCGGCATCCACCTGGCGGTTGTACGCCTCGGTATCCGCCTTGACCCACTGCTCCACGGCGGCAATGGACGCATCCACACCCGCGTTGACAGCGTAGGTCAGGTTATCGATGTAAGACGATCCGACATCCTTATACGAGCTTGCCGTGGCCTTGGCGGCCTTGAGCGCCGCATTGGACAGCGACGTGAGCGCGCCGGTGACATCCTTGGTCTTGTCCTTGACGCCGATCGCGATGCCCGTGGCCAACATTTTGCCGACTTGGTCGCGCATCACGCGAGAGGGGGATTTAATCCCAAAAAAGGACTTGATGTTGTCAAGGACTCCGGATGCAAACCCGATCACCTTATCCTTGAGCCAATCGGCGGCCCCGGAGATGCCCTGCCAGATGCCCTCGACGATGTTTTTGCCTGCATCCATGACCTTGGATTGCAGGGACATAAATGCATCGACCAGCGCGGAGATGATCTGCGGCACCGCCTTGACAATGCCAGTTATGATCTCCGGCAACGCCTCTACCAACGAGATAAACAGAGTAATACCAGCCTCAATGATCTTATCAACGTTTGAGGTCAGGGCGGTCACAATACCGTCTATGATTTTAGGGGCAGCGGCGGAAAGGGATCGTATAATCTCCGGCAGCGCGTCAATCAAGGACAAAAACAGGGTAATGCCCGCGTCGATGAGCTGCGGCAGGTTGTCCATCAGGGCGTCAACGATGCCGCTGATGAGCTCCGGCAGCGCGTCGACGATCGTCTGGATGATTGTCGGTAGGTCCTCGACCAGAGCGGTCAGGAGATCGATGCCTGCCTGCACAATGAGCCCTATGTTATCCAGCAGCGCGGAGAGGATGCCGTCGATGAGCTCTGGCAGCGCCTCCACAAGTGCCGATATGATGTCCGGCAGCCCGTCTACCAGAGCGGACAGCAGATGGATACCGGCGTCGATAATCTGCGGGATCGCCTCAAGCAGCGCGTCGATCAGGCCGGTGACGACGTCCGGGATGGCGTCGATCAGGATGGGCAGACCCTCCAGCAGCCCCTGCAGGAGGCCGTCCAACAGCTGGATCGCCGCGTCGACCAGCAGCGGGATGTTGCTGATTAGCCCCTGAACCAGGGCGATGACCATCTCGACCGCCTGTGGGATCAGCGCCGGGAGCGTATCCGCGATGCCCTGGATCAGGGACCCAAGCAGGGAGACGCCCGTAGTGACGATCTCCGGCAGGAGCGTCATGATGCCGCCAACCAGCGACTCAATGATAGAGCTGGCGCTGGACATCAGCGTGGGGAGGTTGTCCTGGATGCCAGTGATCAGCGACGAGAGCAGCGACGTCGCCAGCTCGACGAGCTGCGGGGCTGCCTCGGCGATGGACGACAATAAGGTCGCAAAGACGCCGCCAAATGCCTCGACCAGCCCGGAGAGGCCGCCCGCCGCAAAGGCATTTTGCAAGCCTTGAAACGCGGTTACAGCGGACTTGGCGGTATCCGTCAACGGCTCCTTGAGGTCCTCATAGACAGCGATCCCCAGGTTTTGCGCGTTGGTCTTAATTTTTGCCACGGCCCCGTCAAACGTGTCCGTCATGGTGCCATACGCATCATCCAGCGCCGTGGTGTTGCTGGACATCTCATCCAGCGTCTCTCCCATCAGGGACATGCCCTGGTCGCTGGTCAGCGTCAGGACGGTGTTGAGGGCCTCGACGCTGCCAAACAGGGATGCCATCTGATCAGTGTTGCCGCCTGTCTTGGCCTTGATTTCTTCCAAAAATCCCGCCCAGCCTTTACCTTGCAGGGCGGCGGTGGAAAAATCGATGCCCAGCTTCTCGGCCATCTTCTGCGCGTCGGCGGTGGGCTTGATGATATTGGACAGTGCGGCCTTCATGCCGGTCATCGCTTCGCTGGTTCCGATGCCGTTCGCGGTCAAGGACGCCACTGAGGCAAGCAGATCGTCAACAGAGACGCCCGCCGCGTTAGCGGTCGGCGCGACCGTACCAATGCTGGAGGCAAGCTCGCCAAAGGTCGTCTTGCCCAAATTTTGTGTGACCAAAAACTTATTGGCCAGCCCCTCAGCGTCGGTGGTCTCCATGCCATAGGCATTGAGTGCCGATGTCAATCCATCGACCGCCGTCTCGGTGTCCGTAAAGCCGCCCTTGGCCGCCTTGACCGCCACAGCGACGAGGTCGGTCGCGTGGGCCGTGTCCGCGCCTGCGGAGATCGCGCTGTACAGCGCCTCGTTGAGCGCTGCCGCCGACTCGCCTGTCTCGTTGGACAGGTTGATAACCTCGCCCTTGAGCTCATCCAGACTCTTGACTGAGGTATCGGCGATCGTGCTCACCTTGGCCAGCGAGGTCTCAAACTCGGACCCCACCTTGACCGCATACCCTGCCGCGCCAACCAGGGCAGCACTCATTCCGGCGATCGCCGCCGTGACGCCCTTAACCGCCTTACCAGCGACGTTACCTAAATTGTCAAGCGTGCTCTCAAACTTACTGTCATCACCGTCGATCTCAATGATAACTGATCCATCTGCCGCCAATATCTCCACCTCCTGGGAGACCATCGGCAGCTCAGGCTCTACTTGGTCTTATCACTATTACTGTTGATCCTAACCTCAAATATCCGCTTGCAATTGCGCCCTTTGCAGCGGACGAAGACGCCCCTGCAGATCGCATCCTTTGCGGCCTGCAGGGGCATCTCATACCCGCAGTGCGGGCACTTAACCTTGTCCATGTCCATTATTACATGTCTCCTCAAACCGTCGTGCGACATACTCCTTCATCCGGCTGTCACGCTCGGCGAGCGTCAGGCGGTCCTCCGCGCTGCCGCGCCGCAGCTCATAGAGCTTGCGCATCCGCTCGTAATGTTTTTTTTGCGATTTTGGCAACTCGGATAGGTCGGCGGTGCGATAATGCACCCGCCGCATGAATCCACTGTCCTCCGGTAACCCAAACATCAGGCGTCTAAACGTCCACCAGTGCAGCTGTATCGTGGCAAGGTCAATCCCGTACGCCTGCCAAAACGATGAGAGCAGGACGTCTGCGTCCTGCTCAAAATCATATGCGCGCTCTTGCCGACGCAATCCGGAGGCCTCTCCAGCGGTCTCATCCGGAGGTGGTTGACCGAGGCGGTAAAACTGCAGCGCGGCGTCGACCGCCGCATTGATGTCGCTCGGGATGCATGAATACCACAACTGCATCAACCGCATTACGTCCGTGTCGCCGCTAAGCAAGGCGAGCTCAAACTCTACACCGACCCGGAAATCCGTATTGATCGGATATGACTGACCATCAACCTCTACCGTCTCCGGAGGGCGGCTGAGAGGGCAGGTCATCTCTTACTGCGATCAATCGCGCGGCGCTGGGCGCGGTTGAGCGGCTGCTGGCCGGCAGACCGCGCGACCATCTGCGCCGTAAACTCACCGGACTTGGACTTAACTTGCCCAACAAAATCATCGTATGCGGTGTATATATCCTTGACGTTGACGCGATCACCAAAGATTTTAAGCGCCGTGCCCTCACCGCAAACGGCATCAAAAAAGTCCTGCATCGCGTCGCACAAGCGACGCAGGACGAAGTGCTTATCCTCTCCGTCTACTTTAGCGCTAACCGCATCAGATACGCGTTGGACTTCCCCCTCAAAACGCTCGATGTTCTCGAGGTCAAAAGTATCGTACTCAATCTCAACCCCGTTTAAGATATATTTATCCAATTTATATCCCCCTCCTAAATTAAGACGCTGACGCGCTGTACGTGTAATCAACCGGCTGCGATCCGAGCTTTTTCAGTTCAATGTCAACGGCTGCGGACTCTCCGGCGTTGCCGGAGGCGTCAGAGTTGACAATGATAGATGCGACGCCCTTCTCGCCCTTTCCGTTGAGCAAGCAGAAGTAGACGTACGGTACGGATACCGCGTTGCCGGTGCCATACTTGATGGCATGCGATAACGCGTAATCTTGGAAGGCATCCCCGACATAGCGGTCGCCACTAACCTTAAAGCTGCGCTGGGTGCCGGTCTTAGTGGTGGACTGGCCCGCGCGAATATACGTCTTATCCTGCGTGGTCGGGTTGAGCTGCGCGTCCAAACCGGCGACGCCGATCTCAACGACCACATACGTGCCGGGTGCCCCGTCCTTGGCGGCGCTGATATCGACCGCGAGGACATAGTCGTCGTTGGTTACCCACCCCTCGTAGTCTGCCTCTGGCGTGTGGCCTGCCATAAGCTCTGCAAGTGTCATGTTATCTCTCTCCTCTCTGCATATAGGTCAGCTCCATCTGTATCTGATACCGAGCAATCTCGTGATCGTCCGTGTAGTCCAGATAGCCAGGTGTGGTGACCTCAATCTTTCGTATGGTGCGTCCCTCCCCGAGGTCGGGGAGGTGCTTGGGCCTGCGATTCTGCTGCTCAACCCAGGCAGAAAAATCCTCATAAAATGCCAGGTTTCCAGTGTTTTGCGAGATGTCCGCGCTCACCACCTCGCGGGAAGCGAGCACGAACAGAAACCGCTTGATCTTGGACCCGTCCATATATTGTTTTACGGTTTCTCGGCACGGGACAACCTCAATGGAGTACGACTGTGCGTCCGTGGGCAAAAAGTCCACGTTGAGGCGCTCGCCCTCCAGCGCGGGACAGGTCTTGAGCCACGCCCGCACCGCCTCGATAATCGTCATTTGCGTTTGCCTCCTACAAATTTCGCGAGGTCGTCTATGACCTCATCGCCACGGTCGGCCATCATGCGCTTGTCCCAGTGCGGGCCGCGCATCGGCGCGCCGTGATAATTGAGCGGAGCGCCGCTCCTGCTCTTGCCCTCGTATTGGGTGTTGGCGTAGGGCTGATTGTACAGGATGGCGCGCCCCTCGCTGTCAATCTGACGCGTATTCTTGAGCGTGCTAGATTGCATCGGGACATATTTGTCCGATAGCCTGGCCACCGTGACGGCCAGATGCCTGCGCGCGCTCGTGGATGCGCCCAGGCCGCGCGACCGGAGGATGGCTCCGGTCTCGATGCGCGGGTATATCTTGGTACGGCTGCTCATGCTCCGCTCACCAGCCAGTGTGGATTGCGTCCACGCCGGTTATCCCCGACCGCCGTAACGGCAAAATACTCGGTGTCCTTGAGGTCGGCAGGGGAGGATACCGACGCCACGACGCCGCGTACCAGATAATCCCCCTTGCGCGGCGGCTTATCCCCCGGCAGTGCGCCGGAGGGAATGCGGCACTTGAGCACGTTGGCCGTGGTCAGCCTTTGCGACGCGTTGGAGATCGCGGTCTTGGCGTACCAGCTCGCGCCACGGACCACCACGCACTCATACCGGTCGCTGTCCGTCAGCTCAATGTGACGCACCAGCGTCACCGTCTCATTACACATCAGCACCTTAACCACCTCCCTGGTACATAAGGCCGGTCATCCCGAGATACCGCAGGGCGATATCGTATAGCCGCTGCTGTGGTGACCTGCCGCTCGTGACATAAGTCTCTGAGTACCCGTCGTTGGACGCGCTGGCCACCTCGCCGCCCTGCTCCTGCAGGTACATCTCCTCTGCAACCGCACACGCTGCGTCATTAAGCGCAGCCCGGTGCAGCTGTGCGGCCTGGCCGCGTGACAGGCCAAGCGTCATCTGATCAATATAGGCACCGGCGCGGCGGATGAGGCGCGGAAATACCGCCTCATCCAGCCGATCACCCCGGTACTCAAGGCAATAGTAATCGTAATCGGGGAGCAGCATCACACCGCCCCCTTATCCGTTGGGGACCAGGGTGATCTCCTTGGACACCGCCGCGTCTGTGACCGTGAGGGACTCCGTCACCGGGTGATACCCGCGCTTGCTGATCTTGACGGCATAGCTGCCTGGACGCAGGGCGAGTGTGGCAACGCCGGTCACACTGGTCTTAACTCTCGCGCCGGAGACGTCCACGGTCGCGCCCTCAACCGCTACAGGCGTGTCCGCGTTATCCTTGACGGTATACGTCACCGTCTGCGTCGTCACCGGTGTAGCGGGCTCGAGGTAAGCAAACGGGCAAGTGGTACGTCCCGTATCCAGCCTGGTTGCCGGGTTGGGCAGCGCCCAGCCCATCCTAAACGTTACGCGCAGCGCAATCATGTCCTGCTGCGCGAGGTTGTACTTGATCGCCTTGGTGACGTGGTCCTGAATGACGCCTTGATCCAGAATCTTGACCGTGATGTCCTGCCTGATCGCATAAACCGCCTGGCCAAAATTGCCGACAATGAGCTCGGCCACACTCGGGTCGAAGGACCCATTGTCGGGGAAATACATCGGCGCGCCATCGAGACCGTACGACGTGGCCCCCTGCATGCTGGTCACAAAGATGGGGTGACCGTCCGTGCCCTTGAGGCCGCGCAGCTTGGCGCGCATCGTCATGGCGGAGATCGCGCCGGTCACCATGTGGCCGGACTGCTCCACCTTGGAGATGACTCCATTATCGCCCATTAGGAGATCATAGTAGTTCGGGTTTGCGCCAGACGCGACATTGTTACCTGCTTGGCGTGCGCGGGTAATGATGTCCACAGGCCAATTAGCAGGCCGACCAGCCCCGAAAATGATTGCCCCGTCTACGCATTTACCGATCGCTTCCATGATTTTGGGCTGTACCTCGCCGAGGATATCAAATGAGGCGTCCGAGATAACCGCATTGGGGACGGGGACGATGACCGCCAACTCCTCCGCCGTGAGGTACACATTATCCCACGACTGCGAGCTGGCCGGAATATATCCAATGTCTCCCTCCACCCAATATGCCTCCGGCAGCATGTTGACAACCGGAACGCGGGTCTGATTGCTGGTCATGTTTGGCAGCTTTTTGGCCAGAGCCATGAATACCGACTGCTTGGGTGCCTCTTGCTGGATCGTGCTGATGAGTTGCTCTTGGATGAGGGCCTCTGCGGCCTGTCTGTCTACAATTGACATATCTTAATCCTCCCCGTGGCCAAAGAGCGCACGCAGCGCCGCATTGGCTTCATCTTTTTTATCGTTTCCTGTGCTACCGACCTCCCGGCCACCCTGGTGGCTGAGGCCGGTCTTGGTTTTGACGTCCGGCTCGAAATACGCCGACGTCACCTCACCCTTACGCAAGGGCGCGAGCTGCTCGTCCAGTCCGATGATCTTGCCCTGCACATACGAGAGCTTATCGCGGTCGAGATGCGCCTTGACCGCAACGGGGTCCTTGGCCTTGGCCATCGTGAGAGCCTTATCAAGGGCAAAATCAAACTCCTGCGCTTGCAACTTGCGCTCGGCTTCTTCGGCCTTGGTCTTCCAGGTGGGGTCGTAGCCCTCCAGCTTCTTGTTGGCGTCCTCGGCCTGGGATTTAAGGGTTGTGATTGTCGCATTGAGGTTGTCCACGTCGCCCTTGGGCACATACGCGCCGCCAGCAGCGTTGACCGCCTCGATGCCCTTGTCTTTGGCCGCCTTGGCCAACTGATCGTAGGTCAGCGCCTGATCACCAAAAAGTTCTTTCAAAAATTCCATGGTGCTCCTCCTTTAAAAGTGACTTAAAAACTTAAAACCAGGTATTAAAAAAGCACCGTACCGTCTGGTACGATGCTAATTTATGAGATTGTGGTGTTAACCATAGTCGATCTCAGGGATGATATCCCGCAGAGCCTTGCCCTGGATGATCCAGTGATCAAGCAGATCGTCTACGGTATCAAACACAAGATCGACGTCGCCGGGGCTGTCCTCGGCAGTTACATAATACTTGCCGTCAGGTGAGCAGACAGTGTACTCCTTGCCGTTGTACCCAAACGATGGCTCGTTGTATAGCAATATGTCGGCAAATGCTTTTGCAGTCAATTTCACCCCTCCTCAAATAGGTCTTTATGGGCCTCTTTCTCTGCTTGAGTGAGCTCTCTGGTGGTTTTAGTTGGTTTTCCGTTATCGTCCGGCCATGCGTAATCATGTATATGCTCGCCATGATTCCCATACGGGTGGCGCTTCGGTGTGCCGTGGTCTCCGCCGTGTATCTGCGTTACCATTTTGCCGTCGGCGTCATAGATAACGCGGTCACGCTGCTTGCCCTTGCGGGATACGGTATCCACCACCGCATTGGGGCGGTAGGTCTTTGGGATGCTCTGGTGAGGACGATCCGTCCAATCGTCGGTTGGGATGATCGTCCCGTTTTTATTGTATCTGTATTTTGCGTACTTATCAAGGGCTACGCGGCTCTGTGCTGCCTGTGACTGTCCATACTTGGCGATCTGCTCACGAGCGGCTTGGCGCTTGAGACCGGTCTGGCGCACAAAGTCTTTCTGGGCATTCTGCCACTGCTTGATTTTGGCCGCGCTCTCATAGGTGTCCTGGCCAGCGGCGTCCATGGCAGCATACTCCCGCTTCCACCGGCGCACCTGTCTCTCAATGTAACGTTGCTGCTGCGACGCCTCGTACTCCGTCATCGCCTTGCCGTTATACCGGTACTTCTTGGAGTCATAATCCGCGAGGTCAGCCTTACTATACGTCCTCACCGAGCCGTCGTAATAAGGATAGAAGCTATGCCTGCAGTTCCACCCACCGAGACCCGCGCCGGAGCCATACCCAGTGGACCGCACAAAATCCGGATACTTGGATGATTTACCCGACCGGCTGTAGACCTGCCCCTGCCAGGCGGCGTGCTCCGGGCGCGCGCCCGCGTGGGCCGTGGTCTCGACCAGGTCGCACTCCATCTCGTCGGCCAGGTCCATCTGCAGCTGCAGAGCGGTCTGGTTGACGCCGGTCAGCACCGCGCGACGGACAGCCACCTCGATGTTGTCCCGGTGGCCGGACGGATATGTCACCGCGCCGATGCCCTGCCGCGCGAGTTCCTTGACCGCACGGCGAATGGCGGTATTGTAATCCATCGCGCCGGTCGACACCGTCAGATACGCCTTATCCAGCGCATGCTCCAGCTGCCCGGTGGCCGTGGCTGCGGTCGTCCTGGTGAGATTGACAAACAGCCCCTGCGTCCACTTGTATCCGGTCTCAAGCGTCTTACGCATTGCTTCGGACGCCGCCAGAGGGGGAGGGTCAAGCCCCTGCTCCCGATAGATGGAGGCGTCAAACTTGATCGACTCTTGTCCAGCCTCCATCATGAGGCGCTTGAGCTCCTCGGTGGTTTTGCCCGTGCGTGCGGCGAGAGCCTCAATTACATAGCTATGATAGTTGCCCATCTCAATGAGCTTGCGGTACTGCCAGTCCGTTGCCGGAGTCCAGTAATCACACTTGGCGATCCGCCTGGCCATCTCCTCCAGCAGATCGGTCTCGACCTCGCTGTATAGCTCAATCATGGCGTCCGGCAGCTGCTCCAGATATTTAGGCTTTAACATCAGCTTGTATTACCGCCCGATTGGCGGCTGAAGCCAAACGGATCGGCCTCCTCCTGGTCTGCGCCGGACAGTTCCGCCGCCATCGCCTTGGCATCCCCCTCAGTCTCTCCAAAGTATTTGGCTCGATACTCCCATACAGCCATGAGGCCGTCTCGCACCTGCTGCATGTCACGCAGCTGCTCACTAGGTCGATCCTCAATGATTGAGTCGTCAAAATTGATCGCAACATCAAAGTCCGTGGGCAGACCAAGGAGAGATGCGATCGCACGGCACATCCCAATAAGCGCAGATTGTAACACTAATTCATGCTTTTTAAGATTTTGAAATAGGTCAGATTTTTCAGAAACTACCTCCATCGCTGTTTTGACGTTATCTGCGCTAAATTTGTACCTTCCGTTGCCGAGACCGCACTTGGTCGATACCAGATTAAGCCCGGTCTTGAGTCCTGCCTCGTGCGCCTCGTGCCGTAACTCCATATTAATTTCTGAGATTTTTTGCCCCGTGTCATTGCCGGAGGTTTCAAACGCAAAAAATTCCGTGTCATTATCATCAAATACCGGGTTTTTCATCCCGTCTTCTTGCTGGACAATTCGTGCCATCGAGATCGGAACCATGATGCGTTTTTTTCCGAGTCTAAACTCATTGACATAACTGTCATATATGAGGTCCAGCCCCTCCAGCTCATCCAGTGCGTTGGCGTATACGGAGATTCCCATCGGGCAATCCAGATCAAGGTTGTTGACGATGTTAGGGGTAATGATTTGATACAGCGGGATATTAGACCCGGTGCGTACTGTGGCCTCCACGCCATCCGGTAGAGATACAGGGGAGAGCGCGTTGCCCATCCGCGTAAACATCTCGTTATCGACCACATATTGCCCGCGCTCCAGCCGGTGGGTATTGAGATACACCAGCTTGTCTCTGCTCTGAGAGCGCTCCGTCGCGAACGCGCACTCCAAAATCCTGCCGTTATCCCAAGAGATGGGGTGGATCATGCCAGCACGGATGTAGTCGATACGGACGTCATCTCCATCCTTGTACTCGACCAGCGCGCCAGTACCCAGCGCATACGCCAGCTCCAGAAGCTGGTTGCCGCGCACCCAGAAGTTATTGGCATCCAGCACTTGATGGACTGCCGCACCCACCGCTTCGTCCGATATGACAATCTCAACCTTTTCGTTCAGTGCTAAAGCCGCCCAGTCCTCGCAGACCTTTTTCGCCATGCCCAGACTCTTGCGAGTCCGGGCGATGCGCTTGAAGCCGTTGTATTGCCGGTATGTATGGACGCTGGCTACCTTGCCCTTGTACCACTTAGCCCATCGGTCAATCTGCCGATAGTAGGCGTCGTCCACCGTACTGTATCCCTTACGGGAGAGATATTGCGTAATCGCTTGCAATGGGCATCACCTCCTACAAGTAGAGTATCTGGTCTTGCATGGACTCGGTGGAGTATTCCATGCTATCCAGGCTGTCGATGTTCATTCGGCCATCATCCAGCCGGATGTCCTTGGTCTGGTCTTTGTCATCGTAGACCGCCTCCTCCAGCGCGCCTATGGTGTGGGTGCAATGCCGGAGGATTTTGTATCGTCCTTGCGCCATGAGCGATGTGTAAAATGCGATACGGTCGTTGATCGGCCCCTTGCGGGCATTGAGGATGTCAATACCGAGGCGGGCGCGCATCGCGGCAGCCGTCAAGCCCTGGATGAGGGTCTGCTCTGCGCTGTCGCAGTACGCCTCCGTCACCCGATACCGGGCTTTTGCCCTGCGGACAAAGTCGATAAATGCCTTATCTACATCTGCTGGAGACAGGCGTCCGTCCTTGCGGTTATTATGGTAGTACTCGTCGAGGGTGACGACCTCCTTATACCCTCGCGTATAACCTGTGAGGGTGAAGCTGTGAGCGGAGGTGGTGCCACCAAAGTCCACGCCTATGACCGCGTACATGATGTTGGATGGATTGTAATCGTCATCGACGACGTAATCCTCCGGGCGATCGGCAAATTGCTGGTAGATCAGGCCGTCCGCTGCCACCCATAGACCCAGGATGTTGCGCTTGTAATACACACCGGTGTACATGCGCCGGTACTTGTCCTTGACTTGCTGAGACAGCGTGAGATTGTCGTCAAGCCCAAAGTGCAGCAGGCAGATGTTTTTGGCGTCTGCCTGTTTGATGTAGCCCTCGTTGATGTAATGGTGTGGCCCGGCAGGGTTGCAGTTGAGCCACATTTTGGCTCCCTTGACGCTGCAGCGGCCAATGGCTTGGACGACAAAGCTCTCTGGCATGAGGGCCGCCTCATCGAGGTACGCCCCGGCTGCGGTCAGACCCTGCAGCTTGTCCTGGGACGCCTCGTTGTTGGCCTCATAGAGGTAGTACACATTGTCTCCGATCTCAATGCTGTTGTCCTGGCCGCCCCGGTGGTACACATATGACCAGTGCCAGGCGCGCAGTATTTGCAGCATCGGTCCGATGACGTTTTTTTTCAAGGCCCCAATGGTTTTTCCGGCAACGATAAAGTTCTGCCCGGAGTAATTACTCTGGGCAAATTGGAGGAATGAGCAGATGCACGCGATGGTCTTGCCCGATCGGATGGAGCCGTCCGCGATCACCATGTCGCAGGGCGCGTAAGGCGATCCGGGACGCCACCAATGCAGCAACCTCTGTTGCTGCGGGGAGAACGGAAGGAATTTAAACTCTTGACCGCCTGATTTACGTCTCCTTGGCATCGTTTACCTCCTCAAACAGCTTTTTGAGGTCTTCCTCGCTGGGGCTGGTGGCCGCCAAAAAATTGGCAATGCCCGCGCCGGTGTCGCTATCTGTTGAGTAATACTCCAAATACAGCTTGATTGCGTTGGTGTCTCCTGCGACGCAGCGGTCCACCAGCCCCTTATGCACGGCAGCGGACTCCGTGACGCTGTACTTGACGATGAGGTCGTCAAGCTCTTTGGCGTAGTCCTTTGGCCTGAGCATCCCATGGCGTCGTTTCAGGGATTTCAAGTCATCGAGGATGTCAAACTCGATGCGGGAGGTTTGCGCCCGCATGGCGTCCTGCAGCATATTAATTGATTGTGTTTTCCTGCGGCCCATATGGGCGCTCACCTCCTTTTCAGATTTTGGCTTATATGGCCCCTGTAAGGCATTGGGGGTCATATGGTACAAACTCCACCGGTGCATCTAAAAAATCGATCTTAAAAGCCGTTAAAGGCATCTTAAAAGCCGTCTATCCACATCCGCCTGTCTGAGACCGATAATCTGTCAGTCTGGACAGGCTTCGCCACCCGCTGCGGAGCTGATCCGCGCGGTGGCCATGATGTAGATGACGGCTTATCCACGTCGCCGGGACGCATCAACCGGCGGGCTTTTAAGCGTTTTAATGATTGCTTTAAATACTTTATACAACCTCGACCGCGAGGTCCTTGGTGATGGTGATCCCGCCGACAGTCATCCGGACGCGTGCCCGGCGCTGGTGGGGAGAGACGCGGACAATCTGATCGTCCTTGAGTTGCAGCAGCGGGCCGTCCAGGATGTCCCAGCTGCCATCCGGCTCCCGGTGGACACGGGATATCTCCCAGTCACCGGTGGTCCAATACCGCTCCTCCTCCGGTGTGAGAGGGCTCGGCCTCCCACGGTTGCCCAGCACCCGGATGATGCCGGAGACCGCATGTACCATGCCGTACAGCGACACAGGGGAGGATGCGCGGATGAGCACGTAGCCCGGCAGCAGCAACCTGACACGGCTGTTCCACTTGCCGCCCTTGCGTACAGTGACATGCTCCCTCGGCGTCAGCACGGTCGCACCACGCCGGGCAAGGTCTCGGCTGACATCATCCTCGCTGCCGGTGAGCACCTGCAGCACATACCAATGGCACCGATCCACTATGTCCCCTCCTTTTTGGCGGCCTCGATGACTGCCACAACCTGGCGATACAACGTCGGATCACGTTTGGCCAAGACGTCAAACAACGCCGTCTTATTGGCGTCGAGTGCCTTAGATGTATCGTCCGCAATGCTGTGATCCACACGGCGCTTGTACTGCACGGCGCGGGTGAGGGCCGTTGCCTGCTTGAGCAGCTTATCCGGAGGGATCGTGCCCCATGCCTCGGCAGGCATATCCACGATGGCCTGAAGGATATTTTGCGACGCGAGCCGGGAGATTGCCTCTGTGATGTCCAGGTCCGGATACTCGTCCATGATGGACGTAATCGCCGCCATGTTGTCCTGGGCCGCCCGAAGCATTTCGACCGACGCGGCAAACTTGCGGGCATAGCGGCAGACAGATTGCTGCGATAGCGTGATGTTGTTGTCGGCCAGATACTGCACGATCTGCCTGTATGTGCAGCCGGTCATGAGCATCTGGTCCACGGTCTCCTTGATATCCGGCGGGGACTTGTCGATGATGCCGCTGCTGCGGTTGCGTCTGCGGCTCATACGCTATACCTCGACGAGCGGGTCCGGTTCCGTCTGCCCCAGCAGCAGCGCAAGCCCATCCGGGGAGAGCCTGGCCTCCAGCATATCATATCCGCAGTCCAATGCGCTGGCCATCGCCTTGCTCTCGATGTGCCGCAGGTAGATGTACCCACGGTCGTGCAGATAGGTGAGAGCGGCCTTGAGGTCGGCGTCTACCATATTGAGCGCCGGGCGCAGCTGGTACAGCTGCACATAATCGCACAGCATGTTGAGGTCCCGCAGTACCAAGCCATTGTTGCGCCGCACCTTGGCGGCCATCATCTTGCTGACTACGTTGTTATCCATTGATGTGGTCTCCTCTTCTGCCCTCTAACAAGAGGTCGTATATTTTTTCCAAGCGGGCGTTCACATCCGCTTGTCCCCGGAAGTAATCCTCCTTGAGAAGGCACTTACTTTTGAGGTCATTGATATCCACGTTGAGTTGTTGGATGTCGTCCCTGGACTGTGATTTGTATCGCTTAAAATCGTCCTGGGTTACATACGTCTTTTCAATTTCATGGATTGACTCACCGTGTTTATCCGTTGTTGAAATGGTACGTTTTAGAAAGAATCCGATGATTGTTATGGCAAGACCAGCTACGGTGGTGATGATCCACCAAATTGCTTCGTTCATGATATCCTCCCGGTGCAAAAAAATAAGGTACACTTGAGACATCTCAAGTGTACCCGAAGCCCGTTATTCAGTTCAAACGAGATTCCATTCAACGATTTTAGGGTCAAAACAAAGATTCCTGTTCTCCGATTTTTCTTGCATTTGACGTAATTTCCCATATTGTTTGATCGCTTAAATGGTATTTGCGCGCCAGCTGTTTGACGTTATGGCCGTTATATTCTTTTCGTATCTGGTCATCCCTGATCTTCTTGGTGAGTCGGTCAACTGTCCAAATTCGGATTTGGCTGCCGCTGAAGCGCCGGACAAGTTCTCTGTACGGCTCAATGCCGATTGTTTCTGCTATCTCCAGCTGCTCACCTTTTAAGTTTTCCAGAGATAAATGCTCCAAAAAGTCATCCATTGGCATCGCTCCTTTGAGAGCTGCTATCTGTTTTTCCGGCTTTCCGAGCGGCGGATTTAACGTAATTTTCGGTCATGTCAATTAAGACTATTCCCTGTTGGCAATCCAGCCAACGGAACGGCTGACGCGGGTCAGCATCAATGCCGAGATGTTTTTTTATAATCCCCCTCACGCGTTCTCCGAGAGTAGCACAGCGTGGATGTTGATCACACTCTTTAAGTTTGTACATGAGTTGCCATGCCTTTTTTTGTTGTTCTACAGTCATGCCTCTGGATGCGTATTTGTCTACCGTGGGTTGCGGCTGATTTTTGCGGGGAGAACGCTCTGATTCGGAGGGATTGAGCCGCAAATCAAGTTCATTGACCACCATACAATACTGTTCATTTGTGAGTTTGCTGAGGTGCCATTCTCCCGTAAGCCCAAGCGACATATTCCTCAAGTCATCCTTATTCATACCCAGCTTTGCAGCCATCCCGAAGAGCCTGTTGGCCTCTTTCCCGTTCATGAGTTTCTCCTCCTTTTGCTGGTTCAGTTGACAAATATAAGATTTTTTTACAAAACAGGCGCTTAATAATCGAGCGCCTGTTTTGCATTATTTATGTAATTTTGTCAACCCTTGTCCGCCGGAACGACCGTGATTTTGGTGGTCTCCTCGACCACCATCGCGCCCCGGATCAGGTCAAGGATATGCTCCGGGTCGTTACATCCAGTAGGTGCGCCCATTAGCAACTGCCGAAAATTATCCCACACAGCGGCCTCCTGAATCAGGTATGCCCACTCCTGAGCCTGTGCCTCATCCATTCCACCAATTACCTGCAGGTTACGTACGTCACCATCATAATTGGCTCCGTGCAGCTTTTTAGCGAGAACCTTTTTGGCTTTGTCGTCCACGGGTATGGATTGGATCGCGTCGTTCAGTGTCTGCTCGACGTACTCGCCGGACCACAATCCCCCCAGCATCCGAGTGGCAGGATCGGAAAGCTTGTATGTTGTCTTCTCTGTAACGGCATCCTTGTAAGCACCGCCAAAAATCAGGCGAAGGCGGGAGGGGGTATGTGAGCTTTAAGGAGCGGGCCGTAGTAGCTACCACCTTGTTCCCATTGCTGCTGACGTAGCTCGTGGTCTTATATTTGGTGTCCTGCAGGTCCTCTTTGGCCTGCAGAAGGAACTCGCTCTCCAGCTGGTTTTGCTCAGCCTTCAGCCGATCGATTTCATCCTTGATTTGGACGAGACGGTCAATCTTGCGTGAGTCCATGATCCAGCTCCTCTCTCAGTGCCTCGGCGCAATCCCGGCACATGCTGATACCGGCAATCTCCATAATCTGCTCAACCGTGCCGCAGAATCGGCAAACCGGGACATGTGGTCTGATGGTGACACTGTGGTCGCCCGCCTCCTCGATGTCCACGGCCATGCCCGGCGTCCAGCCGACCTGGGCGCGGATGTCTTTAGGGATGGTGATCCCACACTTGGACGTCAACTTTTTGCTTTTCAATGTTTTGCCCCCTTAAATAAGCCTGAAATGCGATTTTACGATTGCATAGATTGCGCCGGGATCGTGATGTGTAGCTATCTTTTTAGCTATATTTTTACGTCGATCTTGGCGCTCCTCGCGGTCAACCTTATCGTAATACTCCCGTACATACGGTAATAACTCGCCGACGCTGTCACCAACAATAAAATAGATGTCACCATCGTCGTTGACGTTGTGCCTGAGACTTCCTGGACAGTACCAACGATTTTCCAGATCTCCGTAACGAATAGGTCTAAGGTCATCCCACTGGCGTTTATGCCTTTCTAAGTCTTCGATACAGGCCCTAGCCTGCGCCAGAAATGTCTCCGGATCATATGCCACAAAATAGCAGTAGCGGCTGTAATAATACTGTGATACGATCAGGCACGGTTTGTGCTGCGGAATACGGCACATCCACGCAGCCATAACCTTGGCGCGGGTATCGGCGATCTTTTCAGCTGGGCCGCAGTGCGTAATAGATAATCCGCAATCATTGCACTGAACAATCGCCGTTTTAATGCCCTTAAAGTGATAGGTCGTCTCTCTGTACGTTGCCTCTGCTCCACAGCAGGGACAACACGGCAAATTATTAGGCATCTATGTATCCCTCCTCTTGGGCAATCTTGCGCAGCTTAGCCACCGTGCCAGCTCCGATACCATTGCCGGTCCCGGCCAGCTTATCAAGGCAGGTCAGATATTGTGCAACCCCAAAAGCCGGTGCGGTGCGGTCAACAAAATCGCACAGCTGCTCGTCCGTCATTTTGCGGATTTTGACCGCCGTCTCATGGCGGTCGTGCTCTCCGGGCGTGCGTCTACATCTCCTCTTTTTGGCCATCCGTATTGTCCTCCTTGCCGATCAGCTCAATGGAGCTGTTATTTTTGGTCAGGTGCCGCCGCAGGGCGGCGAAATTAGTCCACCAAGGATAATAGATAGAGTACATGCTCTCTTTACGAGCCCGTGCCCAACGCTTGGCCGTAACGCCTTCAGGAGCTTTTGGCGGGAGCAGGCTTTTCCGGTCCTCCCGATAAAAGCGGCGGCGTTCCTCGCGGTCTTCCACCAGATTCTTCCCATCAATAAATCCATTAACATAGACAGCGATTACGTTACGATATGGACCGTCAGGTTGCAGCTTCAATGTGACCTTGTACCCATCTACCATCAGGTCAGCATGGGTATATAGGCTGGTAGCCAGATTTTCACAGATCGCCCAATTTTCCTTGGTCATGTTTTCGCCACCTTTTCCATGCGCTTTTGCAGCCGGATGTCCCGACCAGCAAACTGCACCGTCGCGTACGACCCAGCAATCCGAGAGGTGACGCGGTTGGTGTACAGCTTCTCAATTTCGTTCATCGTCAGGTTGGTGCTGATGATAGTGGACCGGGCAGTGTTGAGTCGGGAGTTAATCAGATCGTATATCTCGCTCTGTGTATACCGCGTCACCATCTCAGCGCCCAGGTCGTCGATCACCAGCAGCTCGCAGCCATAGATGACCTCCCTGTACTCCAAGCAGTCCTCCGTCTGTTTAAACTTGGCAGCCTCCAGTTGACTCATCAGCTGGGGGGCCGAGGCGTACATCACCAAGTGTCCGGAGTGCGCCACGCCGTCGGCAATGGACAGGGAGAGGTGTGTCTTACCGAGGCCCGGAGGGCCCATAAAGATCAGACTCCTTGCGCCCGGAGCAAAGTCCCTAGCATATCGCCTACAGCTCTCCAGCACGTTGACCATCGTCTGCCTGGTATCTCCATCGTAATAATGGAGACTAAAGCGATCAAATGAGCAATCCCGCGCGATGGACACATCGCAGAGCTGCTCATACACCAGCTGATTGAGGATTGTTTGCCTGCAAGCGCACATCTTTCCGTCTACGTAGCCGCGATCCTCGCAGGTCGGGCACTCATATTTGGGCTCCAGGTCCTCCGCGACCACTCCGGCATTGATCATCATCTTATGCAGACGGTCCTTGTCGGCGCTGATCTGAGCCTCCATCTTCTGCGCCTCGTCGGCGCGACCTCTGATTTTGGCCGCGCCAAGCCGGGCGTGTTGGCGGGCAATCTCCCGCATCATTGCATCGATCTCCGGATGCGCGACGCGGAGCCATGACCGGTTGGTATCCTGCAGGGCCAGCGCCGCACGGCGGTAAGAGGCCAGTATCTCATCGGCGCGCTGCTCAAGCTTTTTGGGGTATTTCACGACAGCCCTCCTCTCTGTTTGACAAGGAAGGGGTGTCCAGAAATCGGACTTTATTCGGGAGCACCTCATGGACTGTTCCATCTTCGTATTCAATAATAGCAAACGCTCTGAGGAGAGTCCCGCCCAATTGACCATGCGGTACATCAGATGGATCTATCGCCCAGCTCACATCCTCCCAACGATGCCAGATTGCTTTACGACCATTGACCAGGCATAAGCGGCCAATTGAGCGATAATCATCGCTCGCCTCAGACGGGATGTCCGGTATAACTGGGATGTCTGGCTCGTCCGCTTGCACAGATTGCAGTTCCATGGGATCAACGCCGTGCAGTTGATTAAGCGTCACGCCAAATACTTTTGCCATCAAGATTTTCGCGCTTGTGGATGGATTATATTCTCCGCATTCATACCCACAAACAGTTGTCTGGCTCACTCCAATTTGATCTCCGAGCTCTTTTTGCGTCCATCTGTGTGCTTTGCGTAGCATTTTAATATTTTTCCCCAGCGTGTTTTCCAAGATTATCTCCTTTCTGCCATTATTTGTGCGCCCGTCACACCAAAAATCTGTTCCAGCGCGGCCAATGCGCGGCCTGTAGGCTCGCGCAGTCCATTTTCGTAGCTTACGACAGCGGAGTATGAGAGCCCGGTTTTATTCGCAAGCTCTTTCTGTGTCCAGCCGCGCGCCTTGCGCAGATTTCTGATATTTTGCGCCAGTGTGGTCTTCATACGATCACCTTCTTTGCGATTGCCTCGCTCTGCATTGTTACGGGCTTGCGACCGTCGCCCTGATGGGCGGCTGCATTAAGGCGGCGGGCGGCATCAGCCGCCCAGATAGGAGAGTGCGCGACGGAGGATATGCATGATACAAGTGTCACAGATATGCTCCGCATCGGTGTGGTCGTGGACGTAATGGATATGCACGGATGTGTAGTTGCCACCTCCGGACGCATTGACTTTGCGGTCAAGATTGCACTGGCTGGGAGATTCAATGGGCTTTCCGCATACATCGCAGGTGTAATGTACGACTGTCGTTTTCATTGCTTTTCTTCGTCCTCCTCAAAATATGGATAAAACGTATGCCTACAATTGAAGGGCGGCGGACCAGCATTGCGGCCAGCGGCGTATCCCGCTCTGTGGCCTGTATCGTACCCTTCATCCACTCCGGAGCGGTGGCCAAAGATTAAACCCAGTGCAAAGGCCACCATGAGTGCGACAAAGATTGTCAGCAATGCAATCTCGCCGTCGATCCGATACGTCGCAAATATGCGATCGGCCAAACGGGATACCAGGTATCCCACCCACAGGCCGCAGGCCCACGGCACGAGATGTGGCAGATATTTCTTCATCTGGCCCGCCTCCTCTCCGGTATGGCGAGCAGCACACCGGCGATGCCGATCAGCGGCAGCATCCAAGCGGCGGTGGCCAGGTAATCCCCGGCGTACAACTGCATCGTGGCGACGCCGCACAGTAAGCCAACGGCCCATGGGAGTATGTAACGAGTGCAATTTTTCATGAAGTCTTCCTCCTCAAAACTGATTTAAACCGGCTTTAAACAACCGTTATACCCTTGGCTCCTGCCGCCGCCAGCAGATGCTTGTAATCCACGCTGCTGGTTGTAACGGCGTTATTGTAGATTTTAACTGCGCTCCGGATCGCGTGCGGCGTCTTTGCGATCGACCACAAAAAATTCAACTCTTTTTCCATGCCTTGTTGGTCGAGATGAGGAAAAAGCTTTCGGACATCTTCAAGCTGTGTTTCTTCGGTCCGGCATTTGCATTCCTGTATCATACGGTTCCAAAACTGCCGCATGTCGTCGGCCTTAATATTTTCAATAAAGCGGAGTACGTAGGTATTGCCCATCAAGACAAGAGCCGTGCCCTCCTGACATGTATCTAAATTGGGATCAGATAGACGCCGCAGCGTCTCCAGCGTACTTTTGGGCAGCTCCTGCGCTTCATCTACAACGATCACCTTCTTGCTGCCGTCAAGTTTTTTCCGGATTTCCCTATAGCGATCCATCCGGTTTTGAGAGAGAGACACGCCCAATCGAATGGCTATCTCATTGATGACTTCGTTAGGATATTTGCATCCATATCCCGCGCTGATCCTTATTACAAACCCTTCGTTATCCCGAGCGTACTGGTACGACGCCATCGTTTTTCCGACTCCGGCATCACCGTGGATGATCAGGATTCCGCCCATCAGACGGCAATATTCGATCATGTGATATACCTTCTCAGAAATGGAGGTTGGCACGTACTCAAATTCGCTGATAAGTTTCAGCGGGTGTGATTCCTCAAACGTAGTCTGCTTTTCCTTGAAGCCAAAATAATTTGCCAGGCGCTTCTCCAGCAGGGGGATATCCCCTTTATAAGTCCCTTTGAGGTATTCCGGGAAGACAGCGCCACCTTTATATCCAAGCTGATCTCCCAAAGCAGTCCTTGTGATTTTGCTGGGATCGTCTTTAGCTTTCCGGTCCTCCACCTCAAAAAATTTCTTTAACGCTGCCTGCAACTCTGGATTAAACTTCTTTTCATTCATCTTCGCGCGCTCCTTTCAGTCTTCTGGCATTTTCAAGCATCAATTCCAATGGCATATCCTGTCCAACGACAGCAGATGTTTGGTATTGGACTTCATTAGCTCCAAACAGCTCAACGATCTGCCCCATGGGTGATTCTGCGTCAACGGCCTTTTCCAGATTGCGGTGCGCTTGGATCATGGTAAGGTCGAGAGCCGTCATACGCTCTTCCTTGCTGAGCATCTTGTCCTTGGCCCATTCTTTAATCCGCTTGTTGTAGCGGTTGATCTTGCTCATACCAGCCTTGATCTGCTCAACCTCCGCGCCGTAGGCCGCGACGGCCTCCTCGTCGGCGGGAACAGTCATGATGTATCTGTCCTCCAGGTCGTAAACCCTCACAGATGACAGGTCATCAGGATCGTAGCGGTAATAGACTTTTTCGCCCTGCCATTCTTCCAGAAATTCCGGAGTCCAATAATCAATGCTGTATCCAGCGATCGTGTTTCGTACGCCGCGCCGCCCAACCTTTACCGCGCGCGAACTGCGCATCATCATGAGATTGAGGTCGGCGTCGCTCTGCGGACGCCGGATAACCTTCCTGTGTTCCATGTATACCTGTATTTTAGGTTTTCCCCGATCGGCTTTTGACTGGCCGTTATACGGAAGATAGTTGTAGTATCCAGACATGAAGTCGTCTACAATCTTGATAATCTCTTTGTCGGTTGGGATTTTTTTGCTTTTCAAGAGCTTCATGTGCCCTTCGGGGCGTTCTGCAATGGTGCCGCCACAAAAGCTGTTAATCTCGCGGGACAGCATCTCTTTAACATCCAAAAAAATCCTTTCAATGATCTTTGCTTCCGGATTTCCGGGAATGGCATTGACCATCTTGATACCTAAGCGATCAAATACTGGCGGCGGCAAAAACTCGTCCTGTTGGGATTTGCGTTTGCGGTGGCCGCGTCCGCCAACATCATGCACCAAAAACTCGCTGCCGTTGTCCACCAGCAGGTTTTTGGGGACGCCGTTCTGCTTGATTGCGCGCCGCAGAGCGCTCAGCGTAGCGTCGGCGCACGGCGAAAATGTCACCTGCCAGCCGACGAACGCAGTCGATCTCACATCCAGATAGGCTGTAAGATACAACCGGTGCGGAACCCCAGATTCCGAAAGAGAGAAGAAGTCAAAGGTATGGTTGTCCGCCACCCACCAGTCGTTGGACTCCATCCCGTCAATCGTGCGGAGCATATACGGAGCCATGCGGTCATGGAGGGCTTTTCCGCCCTTGCGCTCATACAAATTGACTGCTGCCGGGATATCGCTTTCAATGCGCCGCCTGAAGCAGCTGTATGTACGGTCTTCGGGGATTGTGCGGAGCAGTTCCGGCTTTTTTTCGGCCAGATACTCTTTGGTTTTTACGGCGCATTGACTGACCGACAATTTTTCGTCAAAGTAGTAGGTCAGAAAGACCCGCCACACAAAATCGTCCATCTTGCTCTGCCCCTTGCGCCAGAGGCCGCGCTTGTCCACCAGTCCGTCGTAGTCGTTGGACTTGTACGCGCGCTGGCGGCTGTAGAGGATGTCGCGGGAGATGCGCACGTCCGGATACTTGGCCCGGCACTGCGCGATGTACTCCGCATCCGCCGCGTCCTTGTCCTTGCGGGGCGAGCGGTAGCCCTGCCAGTCCTGGATGATCGTGATCCAGCGGCTGATCTCCTCGCGCTGGGCGGCGGTGTATGTGTCCAGCGGCTTGGGCTCTTTGGCTGGTTGCGCCTTTTTGGGCTTGCGCAACTCGGGAGGGAGCTCAAGTCCATGCTGGCGGTAGTATTTGATCTGTAGCTCAGGGGCAATGTCCGCAAGCTTTATTTTATAGATTGGTCTGTTTTTTTTGCTTTGAATTATTTCTCCTGGGAGCTTGTAGGATTGGATTGCCAATTGTACATTACGCTCGCTGCAGCCCTTGAGCTCTGCAAGCTCCTTGGTCGATATTGTAATCACATTGTCACCTGCTTTCGGCCTGCCTCATCGGCACCGGGCGGCCAGACCTCGGTGGACGCCCTTGCGGGCGTTTCGGCGTTTTACACACGTTTTTAAAAACTTACAATGATAAGAGCAGGATACCAAGTAGAGCACCTAAAAAAGCCCCTAACGCATAAGCGAGATAAATCCAAATCCTTTGAGGCCGACGAAATTGCCCTTCGTCGGCTTTCATTATTTCAATTGCAATACCAACAACTTTTGCTACATCCCTTATTCTTAGGCTGCATTCTTCATTCTGTCTGTTTGCATTTGAGTCATTTACCGTAGCCGCCTCTTTTTGCTGCATATCCTCCATGAGTGCGTCCTCCTATCTGGCCCAGTGCCCACCGGTCGAGTAATCCCATTCAATGGTCCCATCGGGATACTGCCGTACACCGTGAGCCTTGAGCGTCCAGCCGTCTTTGAGCCGTTCCATGCTCACTGATTCATTGCAGATATTTGTGCAGAGATACTCATCTCCGTTGCGGTTGGTGTAGATTTCTCCGATTTGCGGGGCGATGCGGACGGGATAACCTTTAAGTGTTTTTGTCATTGCTTTTCCTCCATTATTTCTCTCTCATTGCTTCCCGGAAGCGTTCCACTGCCTCTTTTGACATACCGTCTGGTTTCGTTTCTGGCTCTAAGAGCGCCGTTCTCATCGCTTTTGCAATGATGTCAGTCATTTCTTCGACGCTTAAATCAATAGTGATATTCATGATTAAGCTCCTTTCGGTTTGACAAAAATATCATCAATCCTGCAGCCCAGCACCCTTGCAATTTCCCTAGCTCGCAGGTGATTGGTCATTTTGGTGCTTCCGTCTTCCAATCGGTAAATAGAGTTTATCGGGAGACCTGCTGCAACCGCCAGCCGGTACGGCGTCATATTTGCTTTTTCTCGATGATTTTGTAACTCGGTAACGTTTACTTTCAGCAACAT